GTAGTTGTGAAGGATAAGGATAAGGGTGAGGTGAAGGGTGTAGAGGAAGTTAAGGAGAAGAAGGTGGGTCGTCCATCACAGAAGGCTTAATTTGTTGTAAAGGAGGTGAGTATGCGTCAACCGGCTCGTAAAACTCGTAAAGTAAAGGTTCAAGATGGAGATCATCGACCTGTTAAAGTAAAGTTTGTAGAACAACGCGAAAGTAAACTTGCACCGTTGGTCCCAAAGACAGATGCTCAGAGAGAGTATATTTCAAATCTGAAGAACTGTAAGATTAGTATCGGATCTGGTCACGCTGGATGTGGGAAAAGTTTTGCCAGTAGCTATCTTGCAGCCCAGGCGTTGGAACGCGGTGAGATTGACTACATTTACATTACTCGTCCTTATGCTCACCTTGGTAACGACTATGGTGCCACGCCGGGGACGGATTTTGAGAAGCTTTATCCGTTCTGTCGTCCGATGCTTGATACTATCAAGAAAGTTGTTGGTGCTCAGAAGTATGATTACTACATTGAGAAAGAAATCATCAGCATATCCCCTCTTGAGAAAATTCAGGGTCGAAGTTTTGATGATCCTTGTTGTATTCTGGCAGATGAAATCCAAAATGCAACCAAGCCGCAGGTTCTCTCATTAGTTACTCGGATTGGTGAAGGTGTAAAATTTCTTGCAATCATGGGTGATCCTCGTCAAAGCATCCAGCAGGGTGAGAATGCTCTTGAATGGATTACTTCTTTCTTTGATCGGAACAAGATTGAAGATGTAGGTATCACTCACTTCACGGAAAAAGACTGTGTTCGTAGTGGTATCGTTCGAGATATTTTGGTTGCCTTTGAACGCGAAGGCGGGTTCTACAATAAGTTGAGGTGAATAATAATGAAGAAAATTTTACCTGGGGATAGGTTTACACGGTTGGTAGTAACTTCGTTTTCACACAGGAGCGAGAAGAATTCAATGGCTCACTATAATGTTATTTGTGATTGTGGTTCAACTTGTACTGTAAGTCACGGAAATCTGCAAAGTGGGCATACAAAATCTTGCGGTTGCTTGGTAAGAGAATCAGGCAGTTCAAGAAGAATACACGGTTTCAAAAAGAACCATAAAACGTATAAGGCTTGGGCTAAGATAAAGGAGCGTTGCTTTAATAAGAATTGTCCAGACTATCCTAACTACGGTGGAAAAGGTATTACTGTTGACCAGTACTTTTTAGATGCCTTCTTGAATTTTTACAATGAAATTGGGGAAGCACCTTCAGATGGAAATACTTGGTCTATTGATAGGATAGACCATACTCGTAACTACGAGCCTGGGAATTTACGATGGGCAACGGATGTACAACAAGCACGTAATAAGGGTAAAATGAAGAACAATACATCTGGTGTGAACGGTGTAAATTGGGAGGATAAAAGACATCCCAATGGATTGACAAGTACAACGTATGCTGTTGTTCAGTGGAAAGAAGACTTTAAAAACAACAAGAAATGTTTCTCAGTCAAGAAATATGGATTGTTGGAAGCATTCAATATGGCTGTTGAATTCCGAAAAGAAACAATTTCTCGTCTGAACAGTCTAGGATACGGATATTCAGAAAACCACGGATTATGAAAAGGAGAACAATTATGACTAGAAAAATTTCAGAAGATTTGGACATTATCCCTAGCCCTCCTGAGCAGCTTGGGTATTTCTTTGAAACCCAGCAGATGACTCAGTACACCGTCCCAATTGATGAGAGTTTCCTAGAACCATCATATTACCGTGGCATTGTCAACATGATGGCTCAAGCGAGTGAACAAGATGTCGTGATTTTTAAAATTAATTCCCTTGGAGGAAGAATGGATGGGTTGCTTTCACTTCTTGATGCTATTGATACAACGCAAGCTATGACGATTGCCGACATTACTGGAGATTGTTACTCTGCTGCGAGTATCCTAGCTCTGTCCTGTGATCAGTGTGTTGTTGGGAGACATGCTAACCTTCTTGCTCACGAGGTATCGTATGGGGTTGGTGGTAAAGGGAGTGACAATCTCTCTCACGTCCAACACATCAAGAAGATTTCTGACAAGTTGATCTGGGATACATACGAAGGATTCTTGACTGATGATGAGATTGAGTCTGTGCTGAACGGTAAAGAGTTGTTCTTGGATTCAGATGAGATTGTGGAGCGTTTAAACAACCGTCAAGCAATCAGAGAGGCTGGTAAAGGGGTAGGTATTGACAACCCTGGTTTAAGCGATTGAGCGTTGATTTAAGGGGCTTTATGCCCCTTTCTTCTTGGAGATAGGATGTGAAGTTAGAAAGAATCAAAGAGTTTTTGGTATACGATCCTGTTACCGGGGAGATTAAGAATCTTAGAGGGAGAAGTATTTCCCCGGATGAAGATGGGTATGTGTTGATTACAGATCCGAAGGACAAGAAAAAGAAGAAGTTCAGATTTGCTTATTTGTGTTGGGCTATGGGGAACGGAAGATTCCCTGAAGCTTCAGAGAAGATCATCCATAGGAACTTGAATAAGCAGGATACTTCTTTGTGTAATTTGTATTTGGTATCAAATGAAGAGTACAAGAAATACAAGAATGCACACAAGAATTTGACTGGTGGTATTAGGTTGTCTTTGCACCCTAGTGATGCATATTGTTATCGTGTGCATTGGTTTGAAGGTACTACAGAAAAGACACAGGTTGTCTATGATATTGTTGTAGCAAAAAGGTTAGAAACTAAACTCAGACTAAGATTTAGCAAGATTTTGACTAAGTATTGTTATAGTGAACCTTGAATATCTCTATTCTTGGTGATATAATGACTCTTACTGAGGTTTAACCTCAATTGGAACTCCTATTGGATTTTCTGAACTTATGAGACTGGTATGATCTTATATGTATTCAGATCTTCATGTATAGGAGTATTTCTTTTGTGGTAATCGTTCCTAGTATATCTTGCTCCTTTGGTGTACTGAGAGAAGCTGGAATCCGTAACCAGCATTATTAACAACTAGAAAAGAGAAGACATGATTTGTAAGACTTGTGGAAACTATTTTAAGCAGAATGCTTTTAATAAAACAGACCAGTGCGAAGACTGTATTGGTTTTGAAGAGGAAGAGCTTGAATCGTTTAATAACGCTTATGAAGCTGATATTTTTGAGTTGACTAATCCTACAGGTAGAACAAAGCCTTGTCCTCCTGCTGAATAAGGAGATGTATGCAGAATAAACATTGGTGCAAGATTCATGGGTTTACTGAGTTCTATAAGAATGGTAAACAATCTTATTGCAAAGAATGCTATAACGAGAAAAGAAAAGCAAAACGCAATGAATTGAAGAAGAGGGCAGTAGCTGCTCTTGGTGGTAAATGCCAATGTTGTGGATATGATAAATGTCTTTCAGCTTTAGAGTTTCATCATCTTGATCCGAGAGAGAAAGATTTTGAATTATCAAAGAAAATGTCTTGGGACAGAATTGAAGCTGAGTTAAAGAAATGCGTTTTGCTATGTAGTAATTGTCATAAGGAAGCTCATGCTTCTGACGAACATATTTATTCTGTTGCAGGTTGAGTTTTGTTGGCAAAACACTTTCCTTCCAAGTAAGAGTCATCGGTTCGAAACCGATAACCTGCTCCATATTCAGGGTGTAATCACGTAATTGGTAGCGTTCCGGCTTTGGAAGCCGGGGTTGTAATGATCCTGTTGGTTCGAGTCCAACCTCCCTGACCATATTTGCTTCTTTAGTTAAGTGGTATAACAATGGTTTTGTAATCCATTATCCTTAGTTCGATTCTAAGAAGAAGCACCAAATTATTCCAGAGTAGNNTCCAAATCCGTATGTTGTGAGTTCGAATCTCACTCGCCAAAATAGGAAGGTCAAATCGATTGGTGACGAAAACTGTCTTGAAAACAGCCGAGCCTTTACGGGCCTTTAGAGTTCGACTCTCTAACCTTCCGCCAATTCACTCTGCCTTAGTGACTGCTAGACGTTGCAGCAAGGCGTCCGAATGGATAACGTAAATATCTCGTGTAATTACACTTCAGGCACGAAAGTTCTGACCAGTATAGAGTAAGCTGGGCTATGTCTTTTGATATTTCTATCAAAAATTATTTGATTGTCTTGATTCCTGATATAAATGTCAAGATTGAAAGGTGTATATGACACAACAAGTTACTGGTAAATTTAAATCCACTGAGGAACTGGGTTTCCGTGATCCTCGTATTAGTGAAACAGGTCGTCCTAAGTTGACACGTAAGCGTACTCGTCGTGAGATTCGTGAAAATGAATTGATGAGTATCCTACGAAAGATCAAGCCGCATCTGAGTGACTCAATTATGACAGCAGCTAAGATCATGAAGAATGACGTAGCTACAGATGGGAATAAGTTGAAAGCTGCTGTGATTTTGCTGAATGCTTATCGTGAAATTGTAGGTGATGTATATAACGGTGAAGATCGTGACGATGAAGAGGGTAATGAAGTTCAAGATTCGGCACCAGTCTTCAGTTTGAAGGTTGTTGATTGATTCAACAGTTTGTGATACTATAAAGAGATGAGCTAGGTTGGCCGACCGAAAAGAAGATCCTCCTGCTTCCTGCTCATGTTCTTCTCAGGAGATTGTATAGGAGACAATCATGAAATGTTTATGCACTGGTTATAAAGGTTTGCTGACCAATTTTGAAGAAAAATGGAAACCCGTTGTTGGGTTTGAAGGCATGTATGAGGTGAGCGATAAGGGTTCAGTAAAGAGCCTCTCACGACCTGCTTGGGGCAACGTCAATAGACTTGTTAAAGAGAAAATCCTAACTAGCAAGATCAGTCGTACTGGTTATGAGATTACTCACCTCCGTAGAGATGGTAAGAACCACCACCCAAGTGTTCACAGATTGGTCGCTGAAGCGTTTATCTCTAATGTTGATTTAAAGCCTACTGTAAACCACATCGATGGTGACAAGTTAAACAACAACGTGAATAACTTAGAATGGGCAACACACAAAGAACAGTCCGATCACGCCTTCAATAGTAATTTAATTGTGAAGCACGATAGTAAGTTGTACTCACCTTCCTTTAAGGTGAAGGTAAAAGAGTATTTTGACACCAATAGTTGCAGTATCCGTGAACTTGCTCTTATGTTTGATATTAGTCAACGCACTGCAGGTAGAATTGCTAAAGGTGATTTTAACAAACCAAGAACAAAACTCTCAGATCAAGATGTCATTGACATCCTGCTTAAACGTCAATCTGGGGAAACACTCTCAAGTATTGCTAAAACTTTCGGGTGTGGTATTAGCCAGATTCACAGAATTACAACAGATAAGAGTAGAAATGTGAAATATGAAAGGAACTGATGAGTAATATTTTACTAGCCCCAGCGTCAAAGAAGCAGGAGATTTTCCTTAACTCTGACGCAACAATCACCCTCGCGGGTGGCGCAGCTTGAAATCTCCGGTTGCGATAAACCTATCTAATTCGGTGAAACCCTAACGTAAAGACGAGGGCAACGCCGAGCCAAGCTGGAGAAGTCCTGGCGTGTGTAGAGACTAGCTCGTGGAGCGTAAGGGTCAAGTGACTCTGAAACGGTAGGAACCTATAAGGTTAAGACATAGTCCGATACCCGAGGAAACTTGGGAGTGAATTAACGACTCACATAACATCCAGAGGGATCTGGGAAAACATACACCTCTTTGCTTATTGCATTAAAATTCATGCAGCACCCACGAGCAACAGGGGTGATCTTTCGGCGTACAAGTAAAATGATCACCTCCCCAGGTAGCATCTGGCATGAGGCGGTTAATATGTATACGAGTGTGTTTAAAACAGGTTTGAAGATCCGCCACCGTGAAAACGAAATTGTATTTCCAAATGGTGCGTTGTTGAAGTTCAGCCACATGCAACATGCTTCAAATATGTATGATCACAAAGGTGGTCAATACTCTTTGGTTATCTTTGATGAGGCGACGGACTTCGAGGAAGAAATGATTGTATATCTGTTGTCTCGTATGCGTAATGCTTACGTGAACTACAAACCTCAGATGTTCTTGATGACTAACCCAGACTACAATTCTTTCTTGCGTCTATGGATTCAGGATTTCTATCTTGATCCTCAGTCTGGTATTCCAAAAGAAGAACTTGCTGGTGTCAAGCGTTACTTTGTTCGTCAAGGTAATACAATGATTTGGTATAACTCGTTGGAAGAAGCTGAGGCTATCCACGGTAAAGGTGCTGAATCTGGTATTTCTAGTTTTGCTTTTATCCCTGCTACCTGTAGGGATAATCCTCCGCTGCTGAAGGCACAGCCAGATTACATCTCCCGACTAATGTCTCTGCCTCGTGTTGAAATGGAAAGACTTTTGCTTGGTTCTTGGTATGCAAGACCAGAAGAGACTGGCATGTTCAAACGAGAATGGGTCGCAATGGTTGATCATCCAAACGGGAGAGCAAGGCAGAGGGTAAGATCTTGGGATATTGCGATGTCTAAGCCTTCTGAGGCTTATCCTAATCCAGACTGGACTCGCGGAGTATTGTTGTCTAAAGATGCATCTAGTGTCTATACCTTTGAAGACATGGTTTCTTTGAGGGATAGAACACACGAGGTTGAAAGGTTGATTTTTGAGACTGCTGTAAGAGATGGTCAAGATGTTGTGATCAGTTTACCAATCGACCCTAACGCATCTGCTGGTGCGTATGCTAAAGATCTACAAAGACGACTCGGCGAAATGGGTTTCATGTGCAGACTGCAGAAACCAGTCAAATCAAAGATTACTCGTTTCGCACCAATCAGTAGTGTAGCACAAGCTGGGTTTGTTCAGGTTGTCAAAGGTGATTGGAACAAAGAATTTTTTGATGAACTTGAGATCTTTGACGGTGATAAGAAGAAGAAAGATGATATTGTTGATGCTTGCTCTGATGGATTCTCTTTGCTGAATAAAGAAATTGTAATTCCAGCAATGTCTCTGCCTGACTATTCAGGATCATCTTCTCCCTTCAACTTTGCAGGATCTTTTGGTCAACAAGCTTTAGAATTTCCAGTATTTTAACAGCCCTCTTAGGAGGGCTATTTCATTTAAGGAGTCAGGATGTCTGACGTAGAATCAATTCAAAAAGGGTTAGATGAAACCCCTGATCGGTTTAAGCTTTCTGAATCTGGATATCTTGGTTTGAATATCTTCAATGGTATTTCCAATGATGAAATGAAGAAGGAACTTAACTTCCCGATGAGTATCAAGACATACAAAAATATGTCTTATCATGGCACCATCAACAGTGCCTTAACATTGTATTCAAATCTAATCTCAAAAGCTGACTGGGTTGTAAAACCTCCAAAAGAAGCTTCTGAAGAAGAGAAGAAGCAGACAGAGTTTATTCGTCAATGTATGCAGGATATGGATCAACCGTTTGAAGATTTCATCAAAGATGTGTTGTCTATGTCGATCTTTGGATTCTCTGTTCATGAGAAAGTATTCCGTAAGAGATTTCCTTCTAATGGAAGTAAGTTTTCTGACGGAAAAGTTGGTTGGAAGAAGTTAGCTATCCGTTCGCAGGAGAGTATTGAGAAGTTCTTGTTCTCACCTGATGGTAACGATGTTATCGGTGTACGTCAGAACATTAGTAATCTGAATGATCCTTATAACCGTTTTGCATCGCGTACTAAACTAGAGGTTAATATCCCTCGTAGTAAGTTCCTTCTTTTCAGGACGGGTAATCACCGTGGTGATCCTTTTGGTAAGAGCATGTTACGTGATGCTTATTTAGCTTGGCGTTATCTGACTGTTCTGGAAGAGATTGAGAGTAATGGTGTAGCAAAGGATATGGTCGGGCTTCCAATTCTAATGCTACCACCCCAGTATTTATCTAAAGATGCGACACCTGAACAAGTTGCAATTCGTAAATACTATGAGAATGCAATGTCTAACCTGCAGATGAATCAGCAATCTGCAATGATTCTGCCAAATGCTTTTGATCCAGAGACAAGACAACCTTTGTTCAAGCTTGAGCTTTTGAGCATGGACGGTAAGAAGGGTTTCGACACAACGAAGGTCAAAGAGTATTACAAGAATCTGATTCTTACTTCTTTGTTTGCTGATATTTTGATTATGGGTCAGTCATCGACTGGATCATTTGCATTGGGGCAGATTAAAAATAGTTTATCTGGTGCAATGGCAGAGAGTTTGGTCAAAGAAATCAAGACTGTCCTAAATAACGATCTTGTCAGACAAACCTACGAACTAAACGGATGGGATTCTTCTCGTGCGTGTTCGATTGACTTTGAGAATCTTGAGACTGCAGATTTAGAGTCTATGTCTAAAGCTGTTCAGCGTTATGCAAGTACTTCTGTTCTGGAAGTCGATAGAGAGGTTCTGAACCGCATTCGTGAGTCGATTGGTGTTGACCCCTTACCAGAAGATTTAGATCCTCAAGAAGACCTTCTCCCTGGTTTCTCTAGTCGATCTGGTGATGGTATGGCAGTAGGTACAACTGGGAACGGTACAGCTAAGACTGTAAGTGGAAGTGACACAAGTTCTAACAATCTAGAAAACAAAGGTTAATCATGCCTTACTCTAAGGATAATCCTCCACAATGGGCAAGTAAGAAATCAGCCAAAGTGCAAGAAGTTGCAATCCGTGTCTTCAACGAAAATATCAAGGCTGGGAAGTCTGAAAGTGAAGCAAGGATTGCCTCCTTGGCTGCGATGAAAAATGCAGAAGAGGCTGAAGCTAAGAAGAGTGGAGTCACAAAAGCAATCATGAAAATGTTTAACATTCAAGAGGATATTTAATATGCCAACAATTCAATTGTCAAGTGGGAAATTAGATTTCCTATTTCAAGATAACACAAAGTATTCTCTTGATATGAATGACTTCCAGAGTCTTGTGAAGAATGCAAATGGATATGTTGCTACGTTTAAGGATGTAGTTATTAAAACACCTGGGAATACATCCCAGACAGGAACTCAACCTACACAATATGGTTCGATTTCTCAGAGCGTAAAGACCCTTGTCGGACTTGATACAAAGATTAATTTTGATTGGGCTTCAAATAAGATTCGCAAATCTGAATCTGTTGTTGAACCTACAAGTAAAGCTAATATCAAAAGACTAACTGATGTTAAGGTTGAAAAGCCTGGGATGTCTGCTCTGTATAATGGGTATTCTAGGTTCTCTGTTGAAAATTCAACTGGTGAATACTTTATTGCTTTTGCAAATAACAGTACCAGTTCTGTGATTTATAATGCAAAAACATTAGCTCCAATTAAATATCTTGAAAAAGGTTGTTATCATGAGATTCGTTGGCATGGGAAGAATGATTTCCCTTATCGGATTTATTATGTAACTGGAACAAAATTCTATTGCATTGATGATGTAACAAATCCAGCAAGTATTCCTCGATTGATTAAAGATTTTGATTCACTCATTGATTGGGCTGGTTTACCAAATGTTTCCCGTCAAATTTACATGGATCAGGAAGGTAATTCTTCTCTTGACTCGGATCATTGGGCTTGGATGGCGGTTTATTATGATTCCAGCGTTGGTCAATTCAAGGTTCGAGCTTACTTGCATTATCAAATTAGTACAGACAAGTTGCATACTCTGTATCCAAAAGACTTGGCATCTATTTCACGAGCACCTGTTGGTGAATCATCTAGGCTGACATTTTCATCAAGACCAAACATGGTTGAGATGGCACCAGATGGATCAGGAATTGTTCTACATCATTCCAGAGCATATCCTGGGTGGTATGATAATCTTGTAAATTCTATTTTTGAAGCTCCTTCGTTCTGGCCTGTTGATTTTAAAGAAACTACATTTAAACCATTTAGACTCGGTCCTGATGCAACTCACTCAGGATGGAGTACAATTGGTGGTAAATGGTATTTTGTACAACAGGATAATCGAAGAGATAAATTATGTGCTGTTCCAATCTCTGGTGATCTGAAGGGTTACGGGAACGAAGGAAAAATTGATGTTAATCAAGCACTCGGTAGAGGTGTTATTGATTTCATGAATGATGTTGCACCGTATGTTGGAATGCACTTTAGTATTTGTCATGGTCGTGCAGACGGGTATACTCTATTAAGTACATATTCAACAGAAACAGCTTCTCAACTCGGTAGAGGGAATGCATTATTCCTTGTTGAGATTAAACCTGATATGAGTGGAATTAAGTGGCACGTATCTCCATCTTGTAATCAATGGGATTCTACCAATAAGCAAGACTATAATGAAGCACCTGCCTGTTTTAATATGGATTGTACAAAGATCTACACCAGTGGAAACTGGAATGGATTCTCTGA